GGTAGTGACGTTCCTTTCGGAACACCCTTCACACTAAGAGAGGTTAGGTTTCTATGGCTCCTGTATCACCCTCGGTACCATCCAAAGGTGTTATTAGGAAGACTGTTGACGCAAGATTGCGTCAACAGGACTACGATACCAGATTAGATATAATCCGGGAGCGTGCCAAAGAAATTAAGTCAAAATCAAAAGGAGTTGAACGACTCGCGTACGATATATTCGGTACTGAGTTGATATCGAAGGCTGCTTTAGCCCTAGATACCATTACTCATTTTCCGTCTATCGATGGTCGAGTTGCTCAAATAAGTCGCCGTCGGTTAATTCCGGGTATTGTTCGCTCTAGGCGTTTTGCCCATCGCGAACAAGTTAATACTTCGGTCGTAACCGTCATCGGTAGTGGTCTCTATGAGCCACTTACCGATCAGGCAACTTATAGGTTTGTGGCCGATGGTCGTGGGTCTATTGAGCTTATCGCTCAAGAGTCCTACTATGGTCACATCTCTGACACTACCGCGAAAACAAGACCTGAAGGCTGTACTCAAGGTGAACTTACTATGTTCATCCCTAAGTATAGATCCCCCAGTGCTTCTTATTCTCGTGAGCAGAGTCAGCGTACCACACGATTTATTATCCCGACACTGTACAATAATACGTACTACTCGGAACATTTATCGTATGGTTTCACTTCTCCTTCGATTCGCATTCCTTACGATTCGCTAGCGTCGTTCGAATCTTCTTATACCTCTGATGCTTTATCGGTTCTTACTGATAATGCACCCTTGATGGTCGCGCAAGCGCTCCCATCGAGGCGCAGGTATAATTTGACTTACAACGTTGCGGAACTAAAAGACCTTCCTCATATGTTGAGGGATGCCTTTAACCTTTATAAACGTGTACTCTCAGGGGCTCCTATCCGGAGCCTTTCCGATCTTGGTAACCTTTACTTAGGTTATAAGTTCGGTTGGGAGTCTACTTATAAAGCCGTAATGGATATGCTAGCTTTGCCAGATAAAGTTGCGAGAGATGTTAACTATCTCATTTCTCGCTCTGGAAAGGCTACGACTTTTCGGTCAAGACGACGTTTTGGCCGTAAGTTAGACTATAACCCAGTCTTCGCTGTCGATATCCTCGACTATTTCGACGAATCACCTTTAGAATCCTCGTCTGAGGTTCTAACTAGTGATTCAGTGGAATTGCGATGCGCTATTCGTAGCGTATTCACTTTTCCAAAAGTCGAGGTTCCACAACTCGAACGTTTAAGATTGTACGTTCGTCGTTATGGTGCGGACCTTACCATTTCGGATCTGTATAATCTGATCCCATGGACTTGGTTTGCTGATTGGTTCACGAACGTTGACGAATACCTCAAAATGCTCGAGGCCGTCAACTACGATGATTCAATCATCGACTACGGACTCCTGTCTTTCGTTTCTACAGGAAGGTCCGTTTGCCGCTATACCGGCGTGACTGTCAACAATAAGTCGACTGTTACTGAACCCCCGTATAACTTTACGGGCAGTTCAGAAAAACTCACCGTTACTCGTAACGCTGAGTTGTCTTGGCGATTTCATATTCGCAAAGACGTACAGTCTATTCTCGACAGTGTGAAAACTGCCGCTTCTGATGGGCTTACGCCTTATCAAGTAGCGGTTCTAACCGCTCTTTCGGCCAAACAGTCGAAAGATCGTCTTCGTTTACGGAAATAGTTCCGTAGACTAACCTTACTGAGGATAATTCCTGTGGCTACTAACCCTATTGGGCTCGCTGCCCATGGTTCCGTCCCCGCGTTGACCCTTACCAGGATCAACACTGGGAATTTTGGCGCCAAGTACCTTGATCTGGCGAATGGATATGCTATCGATATTCAGCATTCCAATCCGTCAGATCTTGGCGTCAAGAAAGAGACACATTACGTTCGTCTCACTGAGACGAAAAATGTGACTCTTCCTTCCGGTTCCGTGGTCAAACAGTCCGCATTCATTTCGATCTCAGCCACCATCCCCCCTAACGGGTGGACGCTGGCTCAAAAGGTCGAACTGGTTGCTAGTCTGTACACCCTTATGGGTGATGCAGATTTCGGGACGACGGACTTCATTAGCTATGTCGTATAGCCAACGTCGTCGAAAAAGGCAAGGTTTAGCGGCAGCTATCATTTCTTTGATATCTGCTGTTATCCTTCCTGGCGTCGTCCTGGACAAACCCGTCATTGACGGCATCGTGTCAGTCTTTGACACTTTGCCGTCGATTTCGAGTTTGTTTAATTAGGGCAGTAGTCGCAGGCAGGACTCAGGTACCTCAACGAGGATCTGATGAAAAGCCTGTTAACTATCCTTTGGAGCCTTCTTGAAGATTTCAAAAGGCTCCAACCTGGTGTGAAGGGACTTGACCGTGACTACGTCACTGTCAAGGCTCGCATCAAGAATGAAGGCTATGGATTCGTTTCCATAGCCTTACCTTCCTTTCTCAAGGCCATAGACCATGGTCTCGAGACTGGTCGGTTGACTACACCTCCTGGCTTCTCTCGAAGTCCAGGATTGTCTCTCCCAAAATTTCTTCTGGGTTTGACTAGTCACGTCTTTGATGCTAAAACTGGTCTCTTGCATCGAGATCCTGATATTCATGCAATTAAGTGTTTGCGTGAATTTCTTGGTCTCTTCAAGAAGCTAACCTTAGATGATGATCGTTCCTTGCGGAATGACACAAAAGCTAAGGCTGCTTTCTTTGATTTGGAAGCTGCTATTACGGATTTCCGTAGTAACAACTTCTTTGATGCAGTTTCTTCTATGATCTTATCTATGACACCTTTCGACGTCATAGATTTCGTTCAAGGTCGAAACGGACCAGGGGCAGTCTCCGAGAAGATTCTTCCAAATGAGAAATGGAAGGAGATATCATCAGGTATATCATCGAGAGATGATGCCCTAATGGTACTCGGCTATGATTTAGAATCTTTTCTAAATGATAACCATTCTCCTCGTAGTCTTCCTCCTTGCGGAGTGTCGAGACTAGTTACTGTTCCGAAGACTTCTTCGTCTCGTCGAACAATAACTATTGAGCCTGCTGTTTTACAGTTTGCTCAGCAAGCCTTGAACGAACACCTTAGAGATTCTATCTCTCGGTGTCCTATTCTTAGCTTGTGTATCGACTTAAACTCTCAAGTGCCTAATCAAATCTGGGCCCTTGAAGGTTCCATCTCCCGCTGTTATTCTACTATCGATTTGTCAAGCGCCAGCGATCTCCTATCTTTGTCGATAGTTAATCACTGTTTCCGTAAGTTTCCAAACTTCCGGAATGCTTTACATAGAAGTAGATCTTCTTATGTTACTGGTAATACCAGTAAATTGAAGAAGTTTGCGGGCATGGGAAACGCTACGACTTTCCCGATTCAATCAGTTGTATTTGCTGTTATTGCAATTGCAGCTGATCTTGAAGCTAGGAGGGTAAAACTCTCCTATAAGGAAGTCCTGCGTTCCGCAAGAAGGGTCCGAGTGTTCGGTGATGATATCATCGTTCACTCTGACTCTTATCACCTTGCAGTTTCCCGGTTATCAGATTGCGGACTTCGTGTCAACAATCTGAAAACTTTCCATGAAGGTTTCTTCAGAGAAAGTTGTGGTGTTGATTGTTACAAGGGAGTTCATGTAACTCCTTTGTACCTTAAACACCTTCCCGGGTCTTCCATGACTCCTCAGAGTATTGAGAATTTTATCGCCGTTTCTAACCAATCTTGGTTGAAAGGGCTTTATACATTCTCGACCGCTCTCCTTCGAATCGTCGAGAAAGGGGTATCGAAAACCCTTCCTTACGTTCGAAAAGATAGTGGTTTGCTCGGATGGAATACTCGCCGCGATGATTATTCTGTCTCATATTGGGACAGTGATCTTCAGAGGTTTCAAGTGAAAACTCTGTCTCGCAATCCAAAGTATAGGAAAGACGAGATCGACGGGTATTCCGCACTCTTGAAGTTTTATCATACACCTCTGATTCAGAGGAATGATAAGCATCTTGAGCGGAGTCATCGACGGTTTTCTCTAAACCATCGATGGAAGAGGGTGCACGTATAGAAATATACGTTGTTTAATGATACTTAGTTTCTAAGTATCTCAGGGGGAGCCATTCGACTGTTGTCGCTGCCGTGATTCTTATTTCGGTGGCGTAACTGCTACCGAATAGGATTCACACATCTTTCGTTAGTTTTCTACTGATTGTGTC